TCCGCCCCCGTGCGGGTGAACAAGCGGGCTCCCCCGTTCTCCTGCCATATTGCGGCCTTGTTGAACACCGGGATGGGGTCCGGGGGTGTCGTCTGGTAGGTGTCCAGAAGGTCGGAGTCCTGGGGGTAGTAGACCTCCCCGTAGTAAGATTGAAGCCAGCCGACCGCCTCCAGGCCGAAGCCGTAGGTGTCCGCGCCTCCGAACGTCTCGTCCTTGAGTGCAGTTCCAGCAACCGAGGAGCCGCCCACGGTGGGGAGCATATGCAACACCCAATCGCCATAGGTGGGCAGCCGCCACCCCGCGGGCAGGGCCGCCTCCAGTGCCGCCCAGTCCTCGGGCTCCCCGATGCCGTAGTACACGACACCGTTCCACAAGGTGCTGCGGGGCATGCCGGTAGTGGTTACGCCCTCCAACAAAATGTCCACGTTCTTGGAGGACCAGTATCTGTCCCCGATCTGTACCCAGTCGGTGTAGGGGTTCCAACTCACGGCAGCACCACGAAAGAGGCCCCGACCGTTCCGGCCACTTGGTCAATGGTGAACACTGCGTCCGTAACGGGGAGCCCATCCTGCAGGAGGGTAACCGATCCCACCCCAACCACCCCGGGTGTGTTGGCCAGGGCGTTCTGGATTGCCGTCTTTCGGACGATGGACGCGGGCACGCCCTCCCGCAAGAACAGGTCCCGGAGTTCGGCCAGTGCGGAGGCCTGGACCTGGGAGGACAGGGGGGCTAGTTGGGCCGTGATAGCCACGGTGGACGGATTGACGGGTCCCACGCGTACGTCCGCCGTGAGGGGCTTTCTCGACGGGTCTGTGATGCAGGACAAGACATCCGCCACGACAGACGGCCCCACGGTGGGGGAGATTCCCGAGCGGTCCGCCACACGGATGGTCACGGAATTGGCCTCCGGGAAGTTGGGGAACACCCACGCATCCGTCACGGGTGACACGGTGGTGGCCCATTCGATGTAGTCCGAGGCCGCCCCACCCTGTGGGGGGTTCTGCTTTTTGAACAAGATCCGGTCCCGGTAGGCTTCGGGGGCCTCTGCGGACGAGCCGCCGGAGATTCCCAAAAGCGTGGAAACCAGAATGACACCGGCTATTGGGGTAACCAGGGAGAGCGAGGACCCGGCCGCAAGATTTCCCCCGGGCCCGGTTTCAACCGCCACCACATTGGCCGAACATTCTCCCGAACCGGGTCCCGCTTCGGGCATGGTCGTGTCCGCCTCCGTTTGGTACTCGACTCCCGCCGCGGATTGTACGAGAGTGCCGGCTGGAATTGTGATCCCACCAGGCCCTGCCAGTCCGGAGAAGTCCACGACCCCCCTCGCAAAGGTGGCGGACTTCGGAGGGAGTCCGATTTCCTGGCCGTGTCGCTGGAGCTGGTCCGGGTCTGCCAGGTGGGCGAATGCCTGGTTGTAGATCCACCCCAGATAGAGGTGGGAGAGGTACGCGACCATAGCCCAGACGCGGGCCAGAACCTTTAGGGTCGACCGCTGCAGGGGTGCGGACGTGCCGAAGAACCGGACACTGAAATCCGCCTCCACGCGGGAAATCAGTTCCGACAGGGTGGGGGTGTTCCAGGCCATTGTCTACGCCCTCTCTTGGGGGGTCTGGGTGTTCCAGTTGAGTTCAAAATTGTAGGACACTTCCGACCGATCGGGCAGGACCAGCACCACTACCAGCACGGTGCGGTCCTGGTTGGGAGGTGTCGACCGCTTGAGCGTGGCGGACACCGTCCGGGCAACCCCGTCTCGGATCATCCATTGTAGGGAGTCCTTGGCCCATGTCTCCACCTGTTGCACGGTGGAGGGGGCGGGCTTCGATCGGAGGCCCAGCCAGATCTTGCTCCCCAGTTCATCGCCTGGGTTCCCCAGGGTGGAATTCCCCCACCACCCCATGCGGTCCGCCCCGGGCGTGGGGTCTGGGTCCTCGTCCCCGCGGCGGGCCCAGGTCAGCAACGAGATAGCCGTGGCGGTCTCCGTCGAATCGTCCAGGACGAGGTCGGACCCGTTAAAATCCAGATCCAACTCTCCGTCCGCGCCGCGTATCAAGTGGAGGTCTGCCATAGGTAAAAGGTACTACGCCAAAGGAACCGCGGGCCCCGTGGGGGTGCCGGGGGCGGTGCTTAGATGGGTGTGGGCGTTGTAAGTGCTGCGCAACGTGGCGAGGGAGCCCAGGGGGTCGGACACCTGGCCGCCGGTTGTCAGGTCCCCGGTGGTGGTGATCTTCGGGGAGTCGATCTTGACCTCCTGGGCCGCGTGAATTTCCAGGGTGTTGGTGGTGATTGAGACCACCCTCCCCTTCTTGAGGTGGACCGAATCCCCCTCCGCGGTGTGGAGTGCCACCTCCCCGTCCTGCAGGGTGAAAACCATTTCCGTGGACAGGCCCTTGGTGGAAATCATGATGCCCGATTCCCGGGAGCCAGACACGAAAAGGACCACGGCCCCCGTGGGCCCCGCCGGCTTTGAACTGAATCCATATTGCTGGACCACCTCGAGCTGGTCCCGGACTTCCCCATCCAGGAGGGTGGCCTCCGCGTGCATGCCGTCCTCGCCCATGGTCACGGAGGACACAAGGGCACGGGACACAATCGCCCGGATCCTGTTCCGCAGGGGCTCCAACAACCGGTCCAGGTTCACGAGTTCACCGCCGCACGGACACCGGACCATGCGTCCACCTTGCCCTTTTTAGTTTTGGGCTGGGTGTTCTTCGGGAGGACTTCGAACGCGTCCGGGAGGATCAGGGACAGGTTGGCCAAGGTCCCACCGGGGCCGTAGGTGTACCGGACCGCGGACAACTGGAACTCCTTGGAGTCGGGGCCTAGTAGGTAGGGGATTTCCACGGAGACGGATTTCCCACATTCCCACAACGTGCCGTCCGTCTGGGTCCACCCCTGGACAACTACCTCCAACGTGTTGGACTTGGCCCGCCGGGTGGAGGCCTCCCAGTTGGCCCGCCGTTGCATGCCGTCCCGGGTGTCACCGGACCCGGAAACGAGGACCAAAGGACGGTACCTGTCCACGTCTGGATCCGTGGCGGCCGCGGTGGAACCGTAGCCCCCCGACTTGGCAGCCGCGAAATAGGTACCCGGGCCTGGGGAGGACTGGCCGCGGACCACGTACCGGGAAAATCGGTCCTTGTTCGAGTAGTCCGCGGACGCGGACAAGATGTTGATCCCGTAGACCAAGCGGTCCGTGCACTTCCCCGTCCGTCCGGTGGTCAGGGTCAGATCCCCCGCGCGGGTCGTGGTCCAGAGCAGGCCGCGGAGGTTGGCAGCTTTTTGGAGGGTCTGGAAAACAGTCTCCCCCGGTTCCGCGGAGAAGCGGGAGAACCGTTCCCCCGTGTCCGCCCCACCTGGTAGATACTTGATCCCGTAGGGCTTCACGAGGGCCGCGGCCAGTTGGTCCAGGGAGACGTTTTTCCATGCCGTTGGCCCTTCGATCCCGCAGTCCACCAAGTCCGCGGTGATCTCTCGCCCCTCTACTCCGATCGAGTGGGACCGCGCGTCCACCTTGGGCGTCACACGGTCGACCCACCCCACCAGGACGGAGACCCCAGCCAGTTCGATGGACACCCGGTCCCCGGGGAAAATGGGCAGGAACCCCGCGCGCGCGGAGGGCTGGGCACCCTGGGCCGCCTGGGCTATCCCGAAGGTGCCGCACAACTGGGACATGCTGGTGGAGATGTCGACGGACTCCCAGCCGACCAGGGCACGTCCGCCCACGTGGACCACGGGTCCGGTTATCATGCGGAGAGCACTTCCAGCTCGACGGCACCCGGCAAAAATCCGGGGTGTGGGGTTCCGTTGCGGGTTACGATGTCGGAGGCCAGGGCCATGGACCCGTACCGCTCGAAAGCCAGGACGGGGGCGGCAACCGTGCGTCCGGGCGTCACGGTCTCGACGGTCGACAGGTCCGCCGCGGTGGCCTGCAGGTACGACAGGGCCGCGGCCTGGGCCGACTGCAGGGCCTGGAAGAGTTCGGGGTCCGTCACCAGTTCCAGAAGCTCGTCAAACATGGCCAGGAGTTCCGCCTGCAGTTGGGCCGCGTCCTGGACGCTGTCCACGCGCGCGCCCACCAGGAAGGACACGGCAGCCAGGGCCGCGGAGCAACGAAAGAGGAGGGCCAGGGCTTCCTGGTTGGTGGCCAGGAGGCGGGTTCCTGGGGAGGTCGGATAGGACACCGGGGTGTAGACGGCCTGGGCCATTCGCACCGCCTCCCCGAGCTGCACGCGGGACAGGGCCGCGGTGATGTCCGTGGACAAGGGGCCGCCGAACCGCGGGGCCAGGGGGCGGGCGGTCAGGCGGTTGGAGGGAAGGACCGCCCCTTCCGCGGAGGTGATCAGGAGTTGCACCCGGCGGGCGAACTCCGAAGGGGTCAAGAGGGTCAGCTCCACATTGGCCCGCAGTTGGTGGAGTTGGTCCACGAATTCCGCGGCGGTGCGCATGCTATCCCGGGCGGATTCGACCCCGTCCAGTAGGCGGTTGGTGGCGGCCTTGCATTGGGTGGCCACGAACCTGGCGGCACCTACCAGGCTGAAAGTTTTGGAGAACGTGGCGGCCGCGGTGTCCTGCCCTGCGGAGGCCCGCAGGATCGTGTCGGACTTTCGGTCCTGGGCCACGCTGGTGGCGGGTGTCGTGGACGGATCCGCGTCCAGAGAGAAGGACAAGGACAGGGAGGCGTACCGCTTGGCCCCGGCGGACTCCGAAACATTTACACCCGTGCACGCGGCGGACTTGGTGCCAAGATAGGGGTGGACCAGAACACCGGAGCCCGGAGCCTCGAGGGCGTCCAGTAGGGCGTACATTTGCGCGCGGGCATCTTCTCCCACCAGGTACGCGTCGAGGGAAACGGACCGGCTGGTCCTGCCCATGTCCTCGTTCTTCGGATCCTTGGCCCCGGGGAACTCGTGCACCGCCACGCGGCGGCCAGTGGTCAGTTGGTGCGAATCGGCAAAGAACGGAACCCCGCGAAACGATCCGCCCACGAGCTCCACGACTTCCGCGCCCCGCTGGATTTTGACGGTTTGAAGGTCTGACAGGTAGGACATTAAAAAGCCCCTCCAAGGGCGTACCCGGCGGAAACGTCGACCGGTGCCGGACCAACGACCGGACCCACGCGCGCGCCTGCGGGCAGGTTCTGGAAGTTCACGGCCAGGGAGGACTCGCTGCGGGTTACGGTGTTACGTGTCTGGGCCGCCTGGGACGTGGCCTTGGCAGCACCTCCTGCGGTGGGTGCTCCCGTGGGGAAAATAAGTGGGCTCCCTGTCACCGCCATGGATAGGCCCCCGGTGAGAAAAGCCGCCAGGAAAGGGTGCGCTTTCATCAAGCCGGAAATCTTCTCCCATGCACTGGTGATCCCCTTCACGATCCCGTCCCACATGTCGGAAAAGAATTTTTTGATCGGGTCCCAGTACTTGTAGATCAGGAGGGCCGCGGTACCGATTGCAGCCGCGGCTCCAATGAAAGGCAGGGCCGCGGCCCCCACGGCCAGAAGGGCGGGAATGATCGTTGTGTAGGTCACACCTCCCACCACCACCCCCGTGGTGGCCAGAGCTGCGGAAAAGGAGAGGAAGGCCGGCACCGCGGCCAGGAGGGACACCACGAGCGGACCGGCCACGAAGATGGCAGCCGCGGCCAGAACCGCGTTCAAGGGTCCCACCACGGACAACACCTTGCCCGCCCCGCGGAGGAAGGGGCCCAGGCTTTCGGCCGCGGACACGAAGGACGAGCCCACCCGATCGAGAAACCCGGGCAACTCCAGGGCGATGGTTTTTCCTATGCTCCCGATCAGCTCCTGATTCGATCCCACCCACGTGGAGAACTTGCCCAGGAGCTCCGAGAGCACGGGGAACAACTGGGCCGAAAACGTGAAGGCCAGGCCACGCACCGCGAAGGTGGCCCGGTCGAATTGATCGTTGAACTTGGCGGCCGCGTCTATATCCTTTTGCTGGAACCCGGCCCCCATCTTCCCGAACTCGTCAAACAACCCACCGAGAGCCCCGCGGCCCTGGGACAAGGTGGTCACAAGTTTCTGGTTCCCCTTCCCGAAGAGAGAGGAGGAAATCCGGAGCCGGTCTTGTGCGTTGGGTATTTTTTCCATGGCCGTGGCCACGTCCAAAAGGACGGACTCCTGGCCACGCATCCGGCCCGCGTTGTCCTTGAGTTGGATTCCCATAGCTTTAAGAGCTGGGAGGGCTTCACCCGTGCCCACATTGGCTGCGGACAGGCCTTTGGTGAACCGTTCCAGGCCGTTGTCCAGGGTTTCGACATCCGCCCCGGAGAGCTGGGCCGCGTACCGCCACCGCTGCAACATGTCCGTGGAGACGCCCACGCGCACCGCGGTGTCGTTGAGTTGGTCCGCCACGTCCGCGGAGCCCTTGACAAGGGTCCCCATTCCCGCCGCCACGGCACCGCCGCCGGCCAGGATCCCGCCCAGACGGGACAAGGAAGTGGAGAAACCTTCCCCCACTCCTCCCAACTTGTTCTTCAGGTTCCCGGCCGCTCCGGACAACTTGTCCAGCCGTGCCTCCTTGTGAAGGGAGGACAGGGCGTTGGACAACTTGTTCACGGGGGCCAGTGCGGACTCGATCGACTGATTGATTTTGCGCATGGGGGCGGACACGTTGTCCACCATTTGAATGGCCGCCTCGATCCGCGGGAGTTTGTAGGCCATTCGACTACCTCACTTGGGGGTCTGGATCTTGGCCCATTCCTGGGCACGCTTGAGCCAAAAATCGTACATGCCGGGGGTCAGCTTCTCGAAAGCCTCCGGCCCCCAATGAAAGGAGCCGGCCAAGATTGCAAATCCTGTCTCTAGGTCGCTAGGCCAGAGGGCAAAAAACCCTGGGCAGCCTCCACGACTTTCAGGAAGTCCCGGGCGGAAAGCATCTTGATCTTGGAATCGGGCCACCCAGCCAGGTCCGCCACGAGCCGGAGGATCTTTCCCCCCTCTCCCTTCTCGTTGAGCATGCGCACCATATCCCCGCCGGTCGGTTCCTTTTCGAAGGTGACGGACTCCACGAAGTCCTCCCCGAAGTGGAAAGGCTTTTCGAGTTGAATAACAACCGGGAGGG